CCCATGCAAGAAACCAAAAAGAGAGTCGTAGTTAACTCCCAAAAAGGTTGGGTATGATTTCAAACACAAGTCACACTTAGAACTTGGACCACAGCAAAAATTTCAAATATCTCGTAGCGAATAAACTACGTTTAATATCCGCCGCCCCTCGGGGGCAGCTAAAAATCTGTGGAACAGGTTAAAAGGTGACCCCCTTTCATAAGGGGAATGTATTCTCGGTATTTTTAAATGCGCCGATCGCCCGGGTCCTGGGCTAACTCTACCTATAAGAGCTATTCGCATTGATGCTATTGTTGCCAGAACTCCCTAATCTGGATAAGGGAGTTCATACCTATACATCCTAGGTACATTGATGAAATAAATCAGAGTGAAGTCTTCCGCTGTGGAAACATACTCATGAATGAAGTTTGTACGGCTAGTGGTTGCACCACTATTGCTCGTGACTTGTACATATTCGTACGAATCTGACTGTATTTCTATGGGTTTATATATGCGCGGGGAGCTGAACCGCGACTTTTGGTAGTAAGGGAACTCGGTCTCTAACATACCGGTGTTACGAACCATGGTCAATTCCTGACCCGCGAAAGACTCGCGGGCCATGGCTGACCGTCGTATCACATTTATCTCATTCGGATATACCTCACTTCGGATCCCTGGAAGTTCCAGGGTGAAGGGTTTCCGAGTCACACCTCGAATAGCAGTATCGACATATGTGTCCAAATTATCCAATATCTTCTTTCGTATCCCACCCCTCCACGCCATGTAGGCTGGAGCGCAATAGGTGAGAGGAATAGTACAACAAGGATTAGTTGAGTACACTGTGCCACTGGACGCGTATTCGTAAACGCCAGACACCCCGAAGGGTAAGGTCCCACGGTAGTAAGGGAACACTTTGGCATTCAAATAGGTCGTGTTATAATCGTTTTCTTCGTCAGGGGTCTTCCAGGGTATGTGATAAACATACCTGCGAAATAAATCGCGTAGGGAAACGACGTGTTCACCGAAAAACACTTCCATTGTGTGATCTGTATTTGCTTCTGCATTGACTACCAGCGTCATTGTCTCTCCAGGTTTATTTTCCATAGAGGACTTGTCAGTCTTTGCATCCACTCCTGCGTCTGAGTGGGAGATGAGAAGCGATTGGGACTCGAAAGGTAAAATACTCAAGTCCTGAATCCTAGTGCCGATTGGGACGGCAAACTTCATTGAATCACCTGCTGAGACCCAGACATTCACAGAAATGCCTGGAGCAGTCGATTCATCTCCCGGAGTTGTCAACTCATTGAGCACCGTCACGACCAGTTGGCCGTTGGATCTGCCGTTAGAAAATGGCAGAGGGGTGTCATCATTGACAAACTCTTCATGTAGTGAGCCCAAGGGTTGGCCCACAGTTCCTATATTAAGCCAGGGGGCGGAATTTCCCCATCCAATTTCAACTTCAAAATCGGTCGTTTCTGCGATATCTACGACCTCTGAATATACCTTGTTTTCGGTTGTTTCAGTGAAGATATTGGGATCATATGTCAACAACAAACGTCCCTTATGGAAATTACTGGCCACTACTTGGAAACGCAATTTTATGGGGCCGTGCCAAAACTGGAACATCTGAGACATCCACGCCATGGGTGTCATAAACAGAGTGTTCCCGCTATCAAGAGTGGTACTCATCGAAGGGGTGATATTAGCTGCGAACAACTGATCACCTACGATATTCCCACCGGCCTCCTTGGGAAGTTCCCAATTAAACTGCGTTAGTAGTGATTCTTTTTGGATAAGCTCATAAATGCCCATATGATCTTCGCCGTCTGCACCGGCGACACGTGGATCAATGGTCATCTCTTGCTTGGAATCCAAGGACAACTTCATCACTGTATCATGTCTATCGGTATTAGCGAATGGTGACGTAGATATCAATTTAGTAGTACACGGTCCCTCAATGACGGGGGGGCGTGAATAACCAAAAAGTGATGCTGCTTGCCCAATTCCGGAAGCAACCATCTGAGTAGCCCGGGCATAGGGGCCTATGGCAGGTAAATTCGAAAGCCAACCGGCTCCAGCCGCAATAGCTGAAGCAGGCTTACTAATGATTCCCGTACCATACTCATCTGATTTGGAAGACTTGCTTGTGGACATGGTCTTCTTCTTCTTTCCGGTAGACATTTGTTTAGACTGCGAGTCAAGCGCAGTTGGGGTTGTCAGAACAACATCCGAAGCCCACGCATATACAGTAATGCTGGCTGCACCAGCTAATCCTGAAGCGTGTTCCAATGGATTCAAATCCGACAACGAAATTTCGCCCATATCATCCCATTCGGAATTAGGGATACTCATGTAGTTCTTCGGGAACATGAACGGTAAATCCATAGTTCCACCCTCATTAGTTGTGGGGTTCAACAAGAGTTTTGGGCGCTGGGAGCGAAGGATGAAATCTGAGAATAAAAAGTTGCTCAACGGTAACTGGTTAGACGTGGCTAATGGTTCATACGAGACCATCACCCGTCCATACAAAAATGAGTTACCATTGATGACAAATTTGACGTGAAGCTTACAAGACAAATTGTTATAGAAACGTATTTTGTCTGCTATTGTCGAATTCTCAAAGAATAACTTCCACGGGTTGAAAGTATCATTGACAGCTGGACTAGTGGTATTGTCCCAGGTCGTTTCGTAAATCCTTGTTGGTCTCGCAAGAAACGAGGCCAGACCTGAATCTTCGACTTGAACTGTGTCGAATGTAGCATCCTTGCTACCCTTAATGGTCACTCCGTACCCTGGATCTAAATCTGTAAAAGAAGTGATCTGGTGCTGTCCGGTTTCACCTTCGGACGTCACTGCGGGTTCGGAGTGAGATTCCAGGGGTTTATCCTCCCCTAGTAGGAGTTCCAATTTGCCAAACATCTTATCGATGCGGTCTGATCGACCTTTTAATTGGCGTAATTCCATACGAAGCTGGGTTACTTCCTCGAGAACAAGGAGGTATTGCTTCTTCACCAGTGGGTTGTCGTGCAGAGCCCACTTTATCATTTGTAAATCATCAAAACTTTGGGTGATACATATATTAAAACACGTGCTGTTGCATCAAAAATGCACGTGAGTCCTCTTCTTTTCAAAATTGCGGCATTGTCATCTACACGGAGGGAGAGTTGGTAAAACCCCCCGTGCATTGTCTAAATAACCGACTAAAGTTGGTCTCGAAGGTACCGAGCTTTATAACGCTCAAGGTACGCATCGAAATCATATCCCAGCAACGACAAGTCGTAGCGCAGGTTATGATCATCTGCAATCAGGCCCACTTTCTTCCGCCAATCCTCATACGACTCGCGACCGTGATTGAACATTTCTCTGATGGAATTGTCCAGATTCACAATCGCCGCCGCATCGGGTGGCAGAGTAGAACTGGCACTGCAATGCAGGGATTTGACAATGGACTTAATGTCAAGCGCTCCCATCCACATCTCCAACTCTTTGTTGAAAACTGGTTTGCGCTTGAGAAAGTCCACCTCCTCAAGAGAAACAAAATCGGGCGCGTTCTCCGATTTGTCTGCCGGGGTGTACTTGATATCAACTTCTTCAAAAGCTGCCTTAATGGTGTTAAAGGTCATCTTATCTTGAATCTCGGGCATTGGGGCACCCAAGCTATCATCACCATACGTAGTCAGGCGGTACACGTCACTGAATCGTTGGTTTGATGCGCCACATATACGTCTGTACACGCATCGATGATACAAGCTGTTCACAAGGCTGTTGACATAAACAGTCATGTTCTGTCCCGAAGGATTAGAACCGGATAACTGCAGCAATGCCCCGTGGTACGCAACCACTGGGTTCATCACTTCATTTGCCAACATGGACATCATACGAAGATCCTCCTTGCTGTAATCAAGACAGCGCTCAGCCAGGTTCGCCATAACCTGGAAAGCGGCTCCCATTGCATCAGCGGAGATTCCAATGTCAAACTTAGAGAAATCTCCGGCAATGAGCTTCGTGTCTTTGCTGGGGGCTAAATGACGAATAAGCTCGTCAAAGTCCGGCCCGGAAGCATTAATTCCAACAGCACACTCAGACACCAACGGGAAAGTTGATAACAGAGCTGCCACTGGAAGAAAATACATTCGCAGCAAGATTTGAAGCACAATAGGAGCACAAGTGAAGATCCTCACCTTGTCGTTCTCAGACCCATCGTCTTTGTACAACTTGGTAATCTCATCCTTGATCTGTGCCTTGTAGGTGGCATTGATCCGAAACCCGGCTAGTAAAGCTTCTTTCGCCTTAAAGACAGCTTCCCACACCCAAGGCTGGAAATCAATAATCTCACCGTTTTCATCCAATATACAGAACTTGCTCTTAGGACCCTTGAATGGCCAACCAATGGCCGTGATAAACTTCATCCTATCAATGAAGGAAACACCATCCACACCGAATAATGTTTCATATCTATTCAAAGGCACGCGAATGAGAGACTCCTTCACAGAAGGAGAAGCCTTGTTAAACTCATAAACGAATGTAGTCGTAAAGTCCAACACTGCCGCCTGCAGCTCACTCACTTTGAATCCCTTGGGCTGGGATCCCCTCTTCGTCAAGTCCAAATGGTAGGCATTGTACCATGGATTCAACTTCGGCGCCCCCCACTCATTCGGAATCCCTGTCACTCGGGTGACGGAATGCGAAATCATCGTGGGTTTCACAGAGGAATATGCTGTACACTCTCCAGTTGCGGTGCCTAGAACTTCTACGGGCCCATCAATCGCCACGAAATTAATCGGGTGAGTTTTGGGTATTTCTGCACCTAAATCAGCATGTTTCTCTCCTTCAATCACTTCTTGGTACTTCCCTGCATCCGCCAGATCGGGTAAGTGTTCGAAGTGTTTTCGGGCCTCATCAAAATCCTCAGCTGTGAAAGAACCACCACCTCCTGTGTTGCCTCGTCCGCCAAGATGAATTCCTCCAAAGACAGCTCGGCGCCCACTCATAACAAGTAAAGCAGCACCACAAGCTCCTTGGAAGGAAGGCTCTCGTAAACGATATTGCCAGCCAGGAAATGTCCCTCCTCGAGTAGTCAGGATTCGTGGACTATAAGACATGCGGGTTTCATCTATGTGCGTCCGATCACCATCGCGATACACATATCTACCCGTAGTACTCATAGAAAAGAAGTAACTAGTGTCACATTCTTTATCACGCAAATGTTTCAACAGATTCCGACCTTGGATCTTCGCACTGTATATAACGGCGAGATCCTTTTCTTCAATCATCTTAACATTCACTTTATCCAATCCAATTGTCACACTCCATGGAACCTTTGCTTTTCGAATCATACGAATCTCAGTAGCTCCGGTTTCCACAAGTGCATGACGAGGAACCAACAATGCGCCATTGTGTAACACGGTACCAAATGTGCGCGAAGTCGTTTCTCCAACATACTCAATCGTATAACTATTTGCCGCCGCTATTTCTGTCAATTGCTCAAGCGTAGCAGTACCTGGATCCTCTGCATCCGGATTCTTCACGTGCGTGTCTACCCAATCATTAGGGAGACGCTTACGATTCTCGATATCCTTAGCATCCTCAGGGTGCAACAGACTATCACTTTCAATGGGATTCAAAACCCGGAATGCTTTGTAAATCTTCACTGCAATCAATGCACTCGCAAGTACAGTAGCAGATCCAACTACAAGCTTTCCAAATCGATTCCGGTTGTCCTTGATAATCAATGGCATGGCAGCTCGTTCTTTCATCAATTTCTCAATGATCATCTCACGACCCTCCTGTGCGTAAACAGCAGAAGAGTACGAGACTCCATTGGCGACGATGGCTCCCAGCAACAGGTTAGCTGGAATAAACAACGATTTTGGCAAACACCAAGACAACGAGTGTCCAAGCATCCCTAGGAATGCACCGGGGACAAGCGTCTTCTTCGCGAGACTCCAATAGGAAGCATGTCGAATGTCTTCCTTATAAATTCTCTGAAGAAAATCCTGGCAATAACGGTGGTCGAAAACGGAGTCGGGCATCCACATAAACAAGTTGACCCACTTAGGGCACTCCAGGTTGCGGTAAACTTCAAGAAGATTGGAATCAACATATTCATTCACCCTCCACGGATTCAACTTACGGAAGCGAGTCCGGAGTACACTCATTGCGGTATTAGCAACAAAGCCCATCACTCCAGAATGACTATCAAGGGCAGCTTCATCCTCCAGCTTAACTTCTTTCGCAAGGCGATCAAACTCAATCTGGTCGGCAGCGGCCATACGGGCACGCTGCGCTGCAAACTCTTCATCATAAAACTCGTTCTCAACATAGTTCTCCTCCTCGACAGTCTCGGAATCAGATTCAGATTCTGACTCTTCGATCTTCGCAGGAGGAGGCAACATCTCCTTGGCCGCATCACAAATTGGCTTAGCTCGCTTACATCCACACTCACAAAGAACAAAATTCTCGTTCATCGCATTAATGTTAGCAACCACAGCCTCTTGTGCCTGGAAGAAGGACTTGGCCTTCATTCCAACGAGATCACAACATTGGACAATGTTCAAGTTTTCACAATAAACACCATCAATTGTCATGATTTCCCAGCACAATTTCTTCTTAACCGTACCTTGGCGATTCAAGGCGATCTTCGATTTCTTTGCGGCAACATCTTCCATGTACGGGCGAGACAATGAAATGTTCCAAAGGTCTGGAACCATGACAATCTTGCTTTGAACGACACCATCAACGTAAATCGGATTTCCATCTTCATCTCGTTCGGCATAGTACATGCGCACCTTGTCTTCATCAATCTCGTTCAACAATTTTCCATTAACCTCTCGTCGAAACTGGTCACGGACTGTGGGACGAATATATACATCTCCGCGTCTCAAACGTGAATAGGGATTCACAGACATTGCGGACTGCATAGTTTCATCATTGGTTGTACAAACCACAATCTTAGGTTCAACAGGAACTCGACCTTTCTCAGCGACATCTGCTTTTGGGGCATAGCAGGGCTGATTGTTTTTCAACATGATCAGTTTCATTCCTTCATCTTCTTGGGCATGTTCCATTTTCGTGTTATAAATATCATCCAAAATAACGATAGTTGTGAATCCTTTGTAAGAGGTCCAATACTTGTCGTTTCCTTGAATAACAGCCTGGTGTCGATCGGTACTCGCAAATCCGTTCTGAACAGCAACGGAACGCGAAGTAATCTGACTATGGGAAGTCTTTCCGATAGATGAGTCTCCTAAGATAACCATCACATACGGAGCTGTGCGAACACCATTCGCATTTCTCCATCGAATCAACTTATCCATCCAGCACAAAACATTTTCCTTCTTGTTGAGCATAATGGTGTGCGTCACTCCCGATGTACGGACAGTAATCGCTTCCAAACTCATAATCAAGGAATCCAATCTGCCATGAAATTCAGTGGTATCAACTCCCATCTTCTCCAGCGTACCGGGTTCGATGTGATCAGATAGCACCTTACACTTCATATACTCGTCCTCTGCTTCCATGATTTGGGGATCATCATATAGAACAGCTTGCAATTTGCCAGTGGCAAAAGCATAGCAACCAGAGTCAGCAAGATGAGTAACCATTTGCATAACAGCATCCAGGCAATCAGGGGCAGTCATAGCTTTGTCAGTCATCTCCTTAGTGAAGACTTCGACACCAGCAATAGACCATTTACAATAACGCTGATCCAACAGTCCCAATGATACCAATGCACACATGCACTTGGTAACCTTAGGGAATAGAGAGCTGCTACGCAACACAGACCAATTGTTCTTGTATTTCTGGATACGTTCTAACCACGAAGGACCATCACTGTGACTCTCTAATTCAAGCGAGTCATAGTCTCCTTCTGCAACAGTCGGGGTTTCGTTCAGGGACATGAGGAAATTCCATACATCAGTAGTAAGTCCATCTTCAGACACGTAGTGCTTATCAATGAATTGCATCAATGAGAAAGCAATACTAGTCATACTTTGGGCATAATAGCAGGCACAGAAACAGTAAAATAGCGATGTCAAATATTGCGTATGCGTAGAAGAAATGTGTCCTCGAACAAGTTCCTTCAGAGCAGCAAGAGTCGCATCGCCCGCAAACGAATGAGATTCCAAGGGTCCATATTTCTCCTTGAAATTCTCTTCAGCTTCCAACAACAGGTAGTCACTGACTTTATTCTTCGCATGGAGGGAACGGAGTTCCACAACGCGTCGATAAGCCTGGTTCCTCGCCTTAGTAAGCTTGGTAACCACTACCTTCTTCCTATCCACCTTTCTCGCGTATTTAGCACGAGAATAATCCTTTTCACTCTCCATCTGAGACTCCAAAATTTGACAGTTTCCAAACTTCAACTGGTGGTCGAAGTTGAATCCTTCAAATTTGAGCCAATGGGGCAGTGTCATGGCGCTTTCGGGCACCAACCTATCAATTTTTTCGCAACTGAGCAGCGTGTGTGTACTAGTTTCTCCACACAAGGAGCGTTGGTTTGTAATTTGGTTAGTTACGGTAATTTTCCCCCTGGTAGGGGCGATCTTACTGGTAAGGCAAGATCATTTTGGTATCTACGGTTACCCAATTAAGGGCTAAGTATTCCGAATACCTTTTGTTAACTGTTCATAATCTGTAATAGTGAACTTATCATAGTCATCCAAATACGACATGCTTTAGAGCAAAGTCAAATACATATGGGCCATTTTGTCGCCAGTCTGAGTTCTCGAGTCTCACACGACTTAGCATCTTTAAACAAATATTACCAACAAATATTACTCTACAATAGCAATCTACATAATGAATTAAATTCAAAGAGCACATCAGAAATATGCACTACAGGACTCAAAAATCAATCAAAGTCAAGAAGAATCAAAATCACGCATCTGTTGTGCGTGTTTTAGAAGAAATCATCAAACGAAGTCATCCAAGGTTGTATATGTGAAAAAGTGGCATCACCAGTTAATCTTAATCACCAACCATAGGGTAGTATCGTGAAAATCAATCTAATATAATCAAATTCTCAACAAAGATCTCAAAAAGAGAAATCTGTAGAATTGCAACCACATACGAGGGGCGCTTCTCGGGTCGTGTACGACCATTGGTGGTAATCTGGCCACCGGCCAGTGCTTAGCCCCAAAGGGGGCTAATCTCTCCGAAGAGAGACTTGTAAATATTCAAATTCGTCAAAAAGAATATAAATTACAAGGCATTAACAAATCCAAAAGAACATAAAGTTCAGTTGGACCCTAATACGTCTACTAAGTAGAATATTTTACATGTCCTACCATGTGTGTTTAACGTGAACAATCACGGATCGACGTTGAAGTCGACGGGAAAGGAGAATTCCCTAGTCTAACAACAGCAATAAAACAACAATCCTTAAACAAGTACAGAGTACATAGTGACTTTTCTAGGAAAAGTCAAGAGTACATAAGTACTTGTAGATCATCATCTTTCTCCAATTACTGTCTAAAAC